TCTGGTGGCAACTGCAAGAACTGTATCAAGAACACAATTGCTTGGTCTTTTGTTAAAATACCTTCTTGAACTTTTGCAATAATGTCAATAGCACTTGAAATTTGCGCACCATTGTATGACGCTTCAACATCTTGAACCACCTCTATTTCTTCACCTTCTGGCACTTCTTCTGTTGGCATGTCTTCACTTATTGGTTGTGCTTCTTCTATTGTTTCATCTTCAATGTCAATCCCCGCTTCTTGTTCATCAATTGCATCAATACTTTCTAAGTCTAAGAAATCAGCCGGTTTAAGCGTTTTAAAGTATATATCAAGACTATCTATACCATTTATTCTAAAAAGTCCGTCTAACGCTTCTAAAATGGTTGATTGGAATACTTTGACCACCGTATTATTGAAAAGTGAATAGCTGTCTCGCAGTTCGTCGGCATTGTTTCCAAACCCTGCGCCATCACCCTTTACACCAAATAAAAGCGGTGATGTTATTCTGTGTGCTGTCAATACCTTTCTTGAAACCTCAGTAGATAGGAATTGATATTTGTCATCATTATCACCTGTATTTAATGGAACAATTTCTGGTGTTGTGTCCTTTCCATCGTTGAAAGTTATAATAAGTTTGCCACTATTCCCGCTACCGCTAAACTTAGCATTCAGCTTTCTTTCTACTTCACGTCTTTCTTCGTCTGTTGGTATTCCATTCGAAAAGTTAACCATGCAACTGGGCATGAAATTATTGTCTATATTCGCCAAATGAAGTTCAGCAATCGACATATCGAGTTGAATATAATCAGTCCCGCCAACGTAGTCAGGAATTCCATAATAGAATGATTGTGGGTTGTATTCTTTAACTTGTAGCAATTGACTTGTTTCTGTTCTGTCTGTTTCATCAAATGCTTTTATTACACGTGGTTTGTATTTTCTAACATTTGACCAATCATAGCAATAGTAAAAGTCATTAACTTTTCCATAGCTATCTGCTTTTCCAGAACGAATGTATTGTGCCGGTATGTGTTTTATTTCTGCGATTGCAGTTTTTGTCTTATTCCAAATGACGTTAACATAACACGTTCCGAATAATTTTAAATCAAAACAAAGGTTTTTTATTGTGTTTCTACTTCCATTTTTTAACAGCTTTGAGAATTTTAAATACTGTTCCCTCAAATCTCCTTCAAGTTCATCTTTGTCAACTACGTCAAGACCTTGACATGTGTCTTGTTGATCTCCCGCAACCATTGATGAAACACCCTTTACAATAGCACCATTTATTCCTGAACCTGTAAAAAGTTCAATCAAGTATTGAGGGTATAAATTGTCAAGACCAAATTCAACCCAATCTTTTCTGTCATCTTCTTTTATATGTGGAATGTTGTAATGCGACAAGTCCACTACCGACATATTGTAATTGTTTTTTTTCTTTGCCATTATATTGTATTTGTTATATATGTTGGTGATGAAATTGTGTCTGTGTATTCTGTGTATGTAATAGCATCATTATTGACTGCTTTGAAATTTAGTATTGTTTTATATATCACCTTAACTGCATTGTCTGGATCAAGGTTTGATGCGTTGCCATTTTGATATATTACAACATCATAAAAGCCATAAGGATAGTCAGCATTCCCCATGCTTAACTGTCCAGAACCAAGATTTTCAGTTCCGTCTTTGTATATACTCACTAAAAGAGCAATATATCTTTCTTTGTTAGTCAAGTCAGTTGACGCAACTATAAAAGTTTTTGTCTTGTTTGTTGACTGACTTGTGATTGAAACCAATGGATTGTATGTTGTTGCTGTCATTTCATCATACAAGTCAGCATAAATTCTATTACCTGTGAAAGTAATACTATTATTCCGCGTCCATTGTATCATGTTTCTTTTTCTTTTTTGATGTTTCAAAATACTTATCGCCAAACCTTTCTTGAATGTGTCTTAATTGACCTTGGTTCATATCGCCCAAAGGTATTCTGTAATGAGAAACTTTTTCATTCAAAAATTCTTTTTTAACTGTAATCATAGTTGTTCTTTTTTATAAATATAAATATACGCATTTTGTTTACTAAAAAAAAAGGCAACCCGAAGATTGCCCTTTTTCAAACAGAATAGAAAGTTTGTTTATGTTGGAGTAGTTCCAACAGTGATGGTCACGTTGGCATCAGTAGAAATTCCATCAAATGGATATTTCGCTGTTCCAACACCTGCTGTTTCTTTCAGCATGTAGTTTTCAGTTTCTTGTGCTGTAAACGTCAAAGTAAATCCGCTCATATCGGCTTTTGCCGTTCCTGTAGAAAGCGCCCCCGCCGTCACCGTGCAACCAAATCTTGTTCCTAATAAGAACACATTGTCATTTGCATCTAGAACCCAAACATGACATCTACCTTTCAGTATGTTGTCTAAATTTGGAATGTCTTCATGAACTATCTTTTGCAACATCACCTCTAAAACTTGCTCATAGTATGTTGTTCCATTTGCATCATTGCTTGTGAAATTAGCATTGTATGTTCCTGTGTTTGCTCTCAGATCATATTGGAAAACAGTTATTGCAGAACTAAAATCAGTTATTTCATTTGATGTAATGGTTAGCTTTGAAAGTAATGCTTCATCGTAATTAGTCAAGAAAATCTTTTGTATTCCACCGATGACATCTTTACAGGCGACCAAACGGCCTTCCGAAACGTCGCATGCCTGAAATTCGTATAGTTTATTCATTATTATTTTCTTTTAAAAGGTTATAAAAAGGGGGAGTATATTGCAACTCCCCATTTTAAAAAGTATCTATTAGCCCCAAACAGTTGAACCATATACTCCATCAGTCGCAACCGCAGTCTGAACACCCATTGCAAATTGCATAACAACTGCAACATTGTCGCTTCCGTCATACTCATATTTCGGGATCAACCTCACTTCTTCATATCCAGAATTTGCGTTTGAACCTACTACTAAGTTCTCTGGATATGTAAATACGATAGTGTCGTTGAACATCCCGGGACAACGGTAGATGGGGAACCCGAAGTAAGTCATGTTATCACCATCTAAGTTAAACCCTGCACCAGAAACTTGTCCTTGATTAGAACCTGCACTTGCTAATGCTTGGATATAGAAACCATAAGTTTTGTTATTCATATAGAAACCTGCTCCCGGCTTAGTTAAAAGACCAGAAACATCAGAAGCAACTTTGTTGTAAACAGAAGCCATGTCAGTTAAAATATCTGAAGCCGCTAAAGCATCAGCAAAATCAACTTCACTAAAGTCTTTCAATGCACTTGCATCTGCACCTGTTTCATCTTGTGTTCCATCATCTGACAAGAACCCTGTTCCAAATGGTGAAGAACCTTGCCATAGAGCAATCTCTAATTGTGCCGCCGCTTTTGCCGCAACTGTTTCAAGTAAGAAATCACCAAATGCTTGTGGTAAATTTCCGTTTCTGTCCATTCCTTGACCATACCAAGTTGGGAAAACTGTTCCTCGGCAAATTTCTTCGTTTACTTTCATATCAGTAAGCGTTAAGATTTGCTCACTTGTAGAAGTATTTGCACCCGCAGTAAAACCACAAGACGCGGCAACTATTGGGTTTGAAGATGAAATTTGTGAAATTACAGCAGATTTGTTAAGACCTTCAATTTGTCTTACATAACCTTTAGCGATTGTATCTGGACTTCTTAAAGCCGCCCTCACGTAAGGCAATACTAACTCACCTGCGTAAGTGTCGCTGTTGATTGTAATGTCAAAATCATACTTTTTGTTGCGTGATAAATTAAATTTTTTCATTTTAAATTATTATTAATTATTCATTAAGTGTTTAACTCGTTCGCTGACTGACATTTTGCCTAAATCAACTGTTTCCTTTCTCAGGTGTGTTGGTGTTATATTAACGCCATTATTAGAAGGTGTTTCTTCTAATGTATTAAATTTATCTTCTATTGCGGACAATCTTGTGAAAAGTTCGCCCATTAAATCTGAAGACATTTCAATTTCTTTTACTTCAACTTCTTCTTCTACTTTTTCTGCCATGTGGTCAACAACCACTTTTGCAACTTCTTTTGAAATTTCTTCTGTCACGGCATCTGGTGTAGCTTCATTGATTTTTACTGCAATTTCTTCAATCACAGGATCAGCAGTAATTTCTTCAATCACTTCTTCTTTTTCAACTACTTCTTCTGCTTCCATTTCTTCTTCAACAACTTCTTCTTCTTCAACAATTTCTTCTTCACCAAATCCTGCAACTTTGCTTTCAGCATCAATTCTTAGTTTAGAACCATCTTGCATTGTGTATATGCCTTCCGCCAAATCTTCAACTTCACCTGCGTCATTAATTACATAAACGGCAGAACCGATTTCAAATTCTTCGCTGTCTGTTGCGATTACTCTTGCGTCATCAAGAATTGCTTCTGCATACATATTAATTTTGTATGTCTTCTTTTTTGAGAACCTTAAAAGGTCTTTGATTTTTTGTAATGAACTCATTTTAATCTTTTTTTATATATATTAATAATTAGGTTTTGTTGCTTTTCAAATTGAATTTTTATCTTTTTACAGTTCTATTTTTTATTGATGCACACACTTTTTCTGCTGTTTCCCTGTCGCCATATTCTTTCATCTGGTCTTCAATACATTGATCCCACGGATATTTTTCCATGTTTTTGGTTCTGTATTTTTTTGTCTTGTATGCTATTTTCTTTTTTCTTTTCTTTAGTATTTCTTGGTGTGATTTACAACCCATATAGTAAACTTCACCATCAATGTCATGTGCATGACTTCCAACACAGTCAAAAAACAATTGACCATATAATTCAGCTTTTTCAATGTCTTTGTATATAGGTGTTCCGTCAAGTGTTTTGTCTGGTCTTAATTCAGCATTCATCAGAACATCTTTTATTTCTTCCATCAATTCTTTTTGTTCACACTCAACGCATTCTTCTGCTAGGTCTAAAATATCACCTTTCTGCATTTCAATTGCTTTATCAACAAAGAACCCCTCGATACTAAAACCTTTTAATTCGCCTTGCTTCACTTGTTTCCAGACGTCATCATTATATACTTTCATTTTTACAAGCCAAGAACCAATTGGCAAATCAGAAAAGCCATATAAATTTGACTTGTCATTTTCATCTTCTTTAATCCATGTCTCAATAACAGAAACACCCTCAACATCTTTTTCATGCTCAACAGTTGCTTTGTTGTTTTTTAAGCTGTTCATGAAAAGTTCTTGTGCTTTTTCTATTGTTTGTTTTGAAAAGAAAACAAGATATTCACCTTCTGTTTCATCAAATCTTGGTATTTGTTTTTCTGGAATTAAAGCAACACCCACGAGTGTTCTTTTTTCTTCATCTACTTTTGCAAGTGAAAGAAATTTGTCTTTGCTTAATGCCACCCACCCTCTTTCTAGTGCAGGATTTGACACAAGTGAAATGGCTTGAATGCCATGAATTTCTTCTGTTTCATCAATTAGTAATTCAACGATTTTTGTTTTTTTCATTTGACTTGTTTTTTATAAATATATAAACAGACTTTTTGTTTACAATGTTGACTGCAAATTAAGTTCTTCTTGCAATGCTTGAATGCCAGAAATATCCCTTTCAACAACATATGCTTGAACAGGTTGTGCTTCCGTTCCTGCAACATCTTCTGTTAATTGGTTTGGAACTAAATTACCAACATCACCAATAAATTCAGTTGGATTGATTGTAGGTGTTGACGCACCACCACCACCACCAGATGCTGAACCTTCACCACCAGAACCTTCCATTTTAGTTTCTTTAATTTTCTTAACATTGTTCAAACCCATTATTAATTGAGTTCCTGCATTTAGCATTCTAGCAACAAATGGCATTTCTTTATCACTTAATGCTTTCGTCACGCCCAAATATGTGTTGATTAATGCTTGTGCTGTTGCTAATTTTTTCCAACTCTTTGAACCTTGTTTTTGTCCAGATGCTAAAGCACCAAGCAAATCACCTGCTGACTTTATTGTAATGTCATTGTATTTCTTTCTTATTTCTTTCTTTTTCATTTCAACCATTTCAAGCACTTTAGCTTGATCCACACCCGCTTTTCTTGCCTTCTCTGTTTGTTCCTTATAAAACACATCAAGTTCAGCAAGTTCCCTTTCTCTGCCAAATTTAGAAAGCATT